CTGCTTTGGTTTCACGTAGGTCATCTCTTCGGGGGTACGTTCAATGCCGTAGCCTTGGTCACGCCAAGCTTCTCGACACCCGTGAACCATGCCCCAATAGAGTTCATCCGTGACTTGCTTGTCCTTGGGATCGTACATGATCTGGAAGGCTTCCCATCCCGGACCGTAGCGCGACCGTGCGCCAGCTTCCCAGCGACCCATAGCAATCATGACCCTGTAGAGCTTGAGATAGCCTTTCGGATCTTGCCAAAGGTTGATCCGCTCATCCTTAGCAATCCCTGCATCTACAGAAACCGCAGCAGCATAGTCCGCCTCGTTCCCGGTGCTGTACGCCTTGAGGATATGAGCAATCGAAGTCTGACAAGTATCAACAGATGCTCGTCGGATGACATAGTGGCCCCAGTAAGCAGCGCCGCCATAGACACTTTCGAACGCTGGGGTTGGAAGTTGGGAGCCATCGGAGGCCGGGAGAAGGTGAGGAGGCAGCGCCCCGAAACGGTTTTCATGTCCGTCCCGGGAGGCCCCGATGGCCCCAATATTACGCAGACGGACAGACGCTGGGACTGACCGATCTGTGAGAGAGTACGGCCAAGGACCAGTGTATAATTCCATCTACTTGTCCTTAGAGCTGAGAGCGACCGAGCTTCTCGGTTACCTTGCGGTTAAAGGCTGAGTCTTTCTTGTAACGAGGGTCACGCATATCCGCTTGAACCTGTTGCCAGCTTTCGTAAACGTCAGCCGATGGAGGCTCACCACCACCGATGTTGCGCTGTGGTTCGGAGGTCTGCTCGTTATCGTAGCGAGCCTTGAGACCCCGTACTGCAAGCTGGATCGAAGAGACATCATTCGAATTGATCGTAGAGTTGAATGCGTCGATCTCGGTGTCTGTTAGATTGTCAGATGCCCAAGACAGAAGGTCTCCATATGCTTCTTGACCTCCTACGCTTTCGTAGATCTGGTTGGTTTCCCGAGCTACTACAGCCTGTCGGCCTTCGATGTAGTTATCGACAATCTCACGAGAGTAACCCGCCTTCTCTGCGGCCTCGTAAGAAGCTTCTGACAACTCGCCGTTCTTTAGGAACTCTTGCTCCATCTGAGCCATGTCGAGACCAGCTTCTTCAGCTTCTTCTCGGGTTGGCTGTGGGATGGGCTTAGGTTTCTCAGTGGTCTCTTTGCTTTGCTTCTTTTCTAGCTCCGAATAGGCTTTCGCCATGTCCTCTGGTGAAGAGAACTTCTCAGGGAGCCAGTCAGGGCGTCCTTCGTCTTGAGCTTTCTGTTGTCGCTCAAGCTCTGCCCTGTGTGCATCTTCAACCATCTGTTCTGGAGTTGGCTGAGTGCCTTCAGTCGTATTGATTGTTACGCTGTTTGTTGTTTCCATTATTCACCTTGTTGGCCTTGGGCCATTTCCTGCGCTGCACCAGTAGCAACACCCTGCTCAAGGGCTGATTGGGCCATCTGGGCCATCATCGCTTGCTGCTGTTCTTCTTGGATTTGTTCTTGGGACTTGATTAGACCGTCCATATCCAGACCCAGCGACGTGCCTACTCGCTTCACCAGATCACCTACGTTCACCATAGCCATAGCTTCTGGGATCTGAGCGACCATCTGGAGGAGTTGACCGTACTTGGTCAGGTCATGCCCACGACCCAGCGCCTCAAGACCAGTCACGATAGACGGTTTGACAACGCCCTTGGGGAACCGTGGGAGACGCTTCGCCTTAGTCATCCGAGCCATTAGGCGGTTGACCAGAGGAAGCTGGAGTTCATTGGACAGTACGCTGTAAACACCACCAAGGGCGTTCTCCAGCATAGCACTGAGCATCCGGATCTCTTCTGCCGTTACTCGCTCTGCGTCTCGGGTTACTGCGGACTCCATAAGAAACGCTTGAGCCAGTCGTTGTTCGATACGATTAGCCGTTGCGGAGGCGACTTGTAGGTCTCCACCTTTCTGGACTTGCATCATTTCGATGTCATCGGCTCGCCCTGTGACCACAGCACCATTAGGGGCCTTGGCAACTGCATCCTTACTGGTCAGACCGTTAGGCTTCACCAGAACAAGAAGACGTGCAGAGGCAGCAGAGGCGTCCACGATTGCCTTGGTCAGGCCTTCGAGGGACAGGAGATCGCCATAGATTTCTTCTACATGGCTGCGACCATAGGGCTGATCGGTCAAAGCACACCAACGGAGTGCCATGATCGGAGGAGCATCGATAGGAAAGTCACCCTCGGTCCCCGGGATCATGATCTCGTTGACCTCTTGGTACGTCATCCACCGCAGCGGCCCCTTCTCAGACTTACGTCCTTTGTAGAAACATGTATAGATATCAATGACTTGGCTTGATCCGTCACTAGCTGCTGGGTCAAACCCTGCAATCGCTAGTACGTCTGGATCTAGAGTATCTGGAGAGAAGGTCTCTTTAATAATTACCTTCTTGAGTTCGCCAAGAGGATCTCGGCTGACAACATATTTGTCGAGAGAGAAACCCTTCATACTGCCCTCCGCTGGGAGGTACAGAAGGTAGTTTCCGGTAACAACTAGATGTCGGAGGGCTTCGAAGAGGGGATTACGCATCCCTTCGCCCTCTAGCTCGTTGATAACTGAGCGTTCAACGGTAGCAAGATCTTCGTCAATGGCTGCACGCGCTTCATCGTTACCACCAGTGATCTCTGCGATTGTGTAGTCATCTACAGTCAATCGAAAGAAACTTTGGTTCGGAGGAAAGAGCGCCATCTGGAGCTTGGCTGCGAGGTTGTTTACGCCTCGTGCGCCGATGGACTGGTAGGGTGTCCGGATCTTACTAGCGTCGGTGAACCCCTCGCGGGGCATGATCGTTGGAATCGTCAGGAGGGCGCTTTCTCGCGCTCGCTCAAGGAAGACATTACGTCTGGATTCCAGCCGACCGTACATGGCCTTGCTAGAAGTGTGCATATTAATAGTTCACTGGCTTCTGTCTGGTGTAACTGCCAATGGTCGGAAGACCGCTTAGAGGTGTCGAACTAGTGGTTGGTATTGCCAAGGAGTTTCGATAACTGTTCGCCGCACCGGGACTTTGTTTCTTCGCTGTAATAACCGAGCTTGAAGTCGATGGAGACCCAGTCGAATCTTCTGCTAATCCTTGATTGGTACTAGCGAGGCTGTTGGCTGTTGAAGAATAGTTTGTTGAAGGCATAGGCGCTGACATTGCTTGTGGAGCGCTCTGTTTTTCTTTTGGTCTCCTGCTCATTAGGAGCAATAAGCCTACCCCAAGGGCGGCTGCAACATTACACATTGAAGGACTCTTCTCGTTGTCGGGCCGCAATTTCCTGCAAATGTCTAACGACGTGCTGTTGCCCTATTTTGAAATTCGTTTCGTTGAGATCGTAAACAGAATCCTGAGGGAGACCGTCAGGAAAAACGGCCTCCAAGTATCGGATGATCTCATCGGAAACATATGGAATCTTTAGGTTATCCATAGTTCTCACTCTGCTATATGGAGCATTAGAAGTTATTTAACGGGACATGCGCCTGTCAGACATTCGTCATCTTCCAGCTCATCGAGACTGTCAGAGCCGGAGAAATCCACGGTAGTTAGGGTACTGGCGTAAGCTTCGTACTCTTCCTTGGTCACTACCTCTTGAGGCAGATACGGATACCCGAGATCTTTAGCTGTCTTGGTCGGATCGTTCCTGAAGATCCATGACACCCCAACATAAGTGTCCCAGTTCTCAAGGAGCCAATCGATAGCCGCAGGGATTTCATTAACATCGTAGCTAATGGTCACCGAGCAGTTGTGATCGACGTAGCTTTCCATGAGCAACTTATATCGCTCAAGCTGATCCACAGCAGACTCAAGGTTTACTTCAACGCCATCGACCTGATCGAACTTCACAGTCTCATTAGCGACCGGGAAGGTAACGATCATCGAGTCATCGTCGTAAGGATCCTTAAAGTTACGATAGCCAGCTTCAACCAGCTTAGGAACCAGAGGATCGTGGACAGAGAACTTGACGTTGTTGAAGATGTACTTGCCCAGCGGCTTGTGTACGCCTTCGGTCGTGGACATGACCTTGGACAGGGTGCCTGATGGCTTCACAGTGGTTACTGCTTTGGCGTAGGGAAGACCAAGTTCGTCAGCCATTTCCCGGGCAGCGTCATGAGCCGCAGCACGTAGAGCCTCTAGGTACTCACGGCTAGGGTTAGCAGCAGCGATACCTGTGATACCAACACCCATGAGACGGAGGTAGTCATTGGTCTCGTGCCAAGAGGGCTGGAGAACACCGTCACGGAAGTCAACGCAAGTCTGGCGGTAGTTGGCCCGAGCTACGAGGCGCATGACCTGTAGAACCCGAGGGTTGTGCATACCAAACTTGGACAGGTCGATCTCAACAAGGTTACAGAAGCTACCTTCGCCACCCAGCAGAATCTCTGCGCACGGATTGACACCTTGGAACCAAGGCGCTCGCTTCTTCGCAGAGGCACCGTTGATAAATCCGGGTTCCGATCCACCACCTTCGACCATCTTTGCGAAGACGCCTTCAAGCTCTAGCCGCGTAGGTTTCTTCCAGAAGATGACAGAGTTGTTTGACTGTCCACGCCAAGGCTTGTCGATCCAGTGATCTTTCTTGGCAAGAATGAACTCTGGTGCCAGTGCGTTGTCGATGTCCATCAAGGCAATCTCTGCGGAGCGCCGGGAGGATAGTGTAGTGCCAAGGAGGTTGAGGATATCTAGGATATCGATCTCATCCAGCAGGTCACCTTCCTTACCGTTCAAGACAGTACAGATCTTCTCGAAGGCATCCGCCAAGGTCTTGTCGCCAGAGCTGATCCAGCCGTACCCTGCGAGACGTTCACCCGCTGGGCGGATCTCGGACAGGTCGATCAACAGCTTCTCACAGTCAGCCGGGAGGGTCAGGATCTTACCGATAGACCGCGCCCATGACTCTGCGCTGTCACCCACGGACAGGATGTAGTGTCCTTTAACAGGGCTGTGGAACTGGTTCTTCTCACGGCCACCTTTAGTCAGTCGGTTGGACCGCTTGATCTCAACGGATACTGGCTTGTGGAAGCCTCGGAGGACTCCTGTCTCTGGCTTGAAGCCCACTCCGCAGCCTTGGAGTAGAAGCCAGAAAGCGTCAACCACATCGGAGGGAGTACGTACCGTGTTGAATGAACAATTAAACTGGCTTGCTTCGCGAGTACGAGCGACATCAGTACCACCAAGCCAACGAGTGCGGCCAGACGGTGAGGCTTCCAGTTTGTAAAAGACATTCCAAAGCTCATCCAGTTCGGTGAGTTCTTCGGAGTTGAGGTCACGACCGAGCGCACGTTCCCAAAGCCACTCTTGGTGCTTGATGATGCGGTCGGTAGTTTCTGCGAGGGTTTCAAAGCTCGTCCCATCGTCGTTCTTGGGGCGGCTGTAGGTTCGGCGGTGAACAATTTCCGCCCGAGTGTCTTTGAATGACATAATTCACCTGTAAAAGAAAAAGGGACCCGGAGGTCCCCTGTGTTATTCGAATAGATCGTCTAGGTTTGGAGGCTTGTAGAAGGGTCCCTTCAAGACCTTTCCTGCCTCGTTGAAGATCGGTTTGTAGTCAGTATCTAGCTTCGACATGTTGCTCTGATGAACACGAACGAACCCCACTTCCAAGGGAAGACCAAAGGCAACTGCGGTGCCGTGGACAACATAGAGAAGATCCGCCAGCTCTTTGGTCAGTGCGGCCTTGTTGATGGTCGGACGTTCTAGTTCGTCCCATACCTCTCCAGCCTCTTCCATGATCAAGGATTGCCGTAGTTTGGCGACTTCAGGGGTTGGCTCTTCGGCCATTGGTTGACCCACGGCCTTCGTGAACTCGGCCACCATGTCTTGTTGAGTGATGTGTTTAATCATTCATCGTCCTTACCGTGGAACAGAGTAATCATGCCCATCACCATACCGAGCATGAACTGAGTAACCCCAAGTGTGAGGCCCAGTACCGTCCCTACTCCTACGATTATGAAGGGCGACAGGAGGCCCATCGTCACTGCTATCGTCAGGTAGTTTTCATAGGTCACAGGATATCCTTACCTTTGATCCTATTGATCTCCATTTCCGCGTAACGGCGTACCTTTTCGAGGTCGGTGATCCGTGACTG